ATATCAACCTGCTTATCGAGAGCCATCTGCATCCTCCTCCCACAGATTATTCATAAGAAGATCATACAAATCTTCCGGAGTCCGGAGAGGAACCATACGATTATTCATTACAACAAACCCATCCTGGTATTTTGTTCCAAAATCCAAATCAAACAAAAAATATGAAATCCATTGATTCTCGTCATCGTGGAATATGCGTTCCAGCAAATAAATTAAAAGGTAGTCCTGATCGGATGGGAGAATGTAGCCATCGCTTCTGTATTCTGCGAGAACTGTATTCATCGCATCAAAAAAAGAATACTGTCGTTGAATGCCGTGCATTAATTTGAGAAACAGTTCTTTTGGACATGCTTCTTGTACGAAATCACTATAAGTCATGTGTCCTCCTATATTTAGTTGTAAAAATTTTGAAAAATAAATGATATTGATGTTTTGCCGTGTTTCGTTTGCCAGCCGAAAACACTTATTCAATCCACACCGCTACAGTGCGATCTTTCGGAAGGTATCGGGTATGCAGCCGATCATGCTCGAACCGGAGCAGGTCCCGTACCTGATAACAAAAATATGTATATTCGGTATGCCCTTTCCGAATTTGCCGGAGTATATCATTGATCCAAGCTACGTAATACTGCCATTCGGTAGCACCGTCGTATCTATCCGGAGGTTGATCCGGATCGTAAGATCCTTCTCGACCTTTCCCCTTGTAGAATTTCTTCTCAGTAGAAGGTTCTACCATACTCTTCATAAGAAGAAAGCGTTGTTGCCACTGAGCATCCGTCATATGAGGAGAGAAAGTAGCAGTGGTAGACGGTAAATCAATGTACCGAGCATCTTTTAAGTCTTGAATTGTTAGTCTTCCGTTGTGCATAATTCTTGTTTTGCATCCTCCTTGATTGTTATTGTAGTAGGTTGAATCCCGAAAGAATCCAGATACGGATCAAACGGGGATAAGTCCAGTGGAGAATATCCGTATTCCTCTGCCAGTTCCGGTTTTTTATTTTTATAGAGATAATAAAAGTCATTATATGATTGGCATTCCCTGTAAAGTTCCAAAATCAGCTCCGGATCTTCACGGTATTTTTTCGCACCGCCCACAAAAGCTTTATATCGCTTTTTCACAGACTGATGTTTTCGGCGGGAGTCCTCCCGGATCGGCACTGCCTTGATTGTTCTCAGATACTCTTCAGCCGTTTTTTCGATTTCCTCTCGATCTCGAAACCTTCCATAAAAATGTCCTACAACTTGCTGACTGTCCGGATAGCGGCACTGACACCGATATACATAAATCAAATTCAGATCTTCCAGTGTATAAATGTAGTTCCGCACTGTTCCCCGGTTGAGATTCCATCGTTCTGCCATTTGCTCCTGCGATAGATGATAGGCTTTCGTATCAAATCCGATAGAGAGTAATAGCTTTCCGTAGAAATCAAATAACTGGAACGGCCGGGAATATTTAGCGAAAATTTTCCGAAGATCCGATAGTAGTACCCGCACATAATAATTTTGTGATGTATCAATCCAAAGAGAAGAGCTTTTTACAATGTATCGATTTTTTCCCTGCGAAACTACCTCAAACTCTTTGTTCTGGATCAGTTCCTCTATTGCATCAGAAATGTGCGACATTAAATTCATGTCTTTGGTTTTCGTGGAAACGGGTTCTCTTTGTCTAATAAGAAAGAACAGGTCTTTTGCAGAGAAAATAAATGTATGGTTTTCGCCCCTCAAAAAGTACGTCAATAAAGTTTTTATTGTTGAAGAATAGCCAGAAAACTGGTTTTCTGTATATATAAGAACATCTGCCATAAAATTACTCCTTTTTTATCGTATTTTGGTCTGCATAATTTTGATTAAATCTACAAAATAAGAAAAAATGCACTAGAAAATGTTATAAATAGTAAAATAACCCATAAATTTATTGGAGGTAATACATACCGTATTTATACAATATTCCTATAAAAAATATCATTATAACTCGCCAGCTAACCGTTTTCGTAAAAAATAAAATTTTTATAAATTTTTACGTACTTGTAGCCATAAATGTTACAACTAAAATTTCATTTTTCTCTTTTCTTATGTAACAAGAATAGTTACAATCAGAATGAAACTGTATCTCTTTCATGTAAGTATTTTAGTTACAATGATAGTAGGCAGAATTTACGAAGTATCAAACAATATAAAATTGTGAAAGACGATAGGGTATACTTGACAGCGCATCTCTGATGCTCGTCTTTTTGCTATTCTTGCAGAATACCAAAAAACAGATCGACGAGGTGGACACCTACCACTACATTTTATATAAATGTACTGTTTCGGTTCTGCAATACTTCTTGGCTCTGTAACTTTTCCACCTCTACGATCTTTTATTACAGAAAAGAAAATGTGGATATCGGATGCACAAGCTACATGAAGCAGAAGAGTAGCTGCAAGGATAATAATTATTATGAAATTTGTAGACAAAAAAACACCATT